TAATACTTCATTAAAGTAGTAAAAGATAGCTTCATCAATATCTTTTATACCAATAGTAAGATTCTCAACGTTATCATTACGATTTAACTGGTAAGCTCTATTATTTGTAGTAGATGTGCTTAAACCTAAGCTTTCGTTAGATAGTTGCTCTTGAGATTTAGGAGTTGGAGTGTTTTCTGCCATATTATCTTACTTCTGTTATGCCAACTCTGTCGGCTCTTGTTAAATGACAATCTAAAATAATAGAAAGTGAAGAACCAAACCCGTTACCATAAGAAGTAAGGTTATAACTCTTATCTCTACCTAAGAGAAGTTGATTTTCTCTAACTGTATCAACTTCATAGAAGTCATTATGCCATTGAACTATATCTCCTACTTCAGGAACTACACTAGTATCTACTAAATCAGGTCTTAAAAAGGCAAATGATGCTTCTCTACCTAAATCTGGTCCGAAGTCATCAATATCTATCACTTGATCACCTCTAGTTATTAAACAGTTTAGTTTTACAGCTGCCCAATAAGACTTCTGTAGTGATTCTCCGTATAAGTTAACGTCTAAGTCTTCTAAACTTAACTTATGGTAAAGAATCTCTTGTTCTACTATATCTTTTAGTAGTTCTCTGTTAATATTAACGAGTAAATCGAAGTCTCTTCCTGATCCAAATAACATATTAGTATTCTCCTGGTCTTTTCATACGTTCAACTGAGTTTGAAGCTACTTTAAACGCATTTATTTCTACATACTTACTCATTGCATTCTGTTTTAATGATGTAAATGCTTCTGATGATGGTTTAGTTGTGATTAGTTTAACTTTAAAAATATACTTATTAGCTACATCATCCGATCCTGCTATAGTGCAGGTAGTAACACCGGGAAGAGCTCTAATAAGGTCAGCTAGTACCGAAGGACTAGTATCTCTACTCACAACTTGTACCATAGCACGGTAAGGTGTGTATATAGCCTCTCCTAATATGATATCTTTTAACTTCATTATCCTACGTATATTGTCATAGGCACATCGCCTAAGGTTTTCTTTAAGTTTTCTCCTTCATTAGCTTTTCTTTCTAACTGAGCTTGTCTAGATGTTTGGTCTAGCATCTCTTTTAGTTGAGTATGTAATGATTCTTTTTCTGATCTTGCATCAGTTAATAGGTCTGCTTGGTTTAATGTAGCTTCTGATCCAGGTACCGGTACTGTTTGGTACTTTCCTCTTACATATGCTAATAGTTCTTTAGCTAATGCTAAAGTATACCTAAATACCCATTGTCTACCTACACTGTTTATTTGATTATAGCTAGGATTATTATATGGTACTTCAGCAACATTTGTTACTAATCCTGTTCCATTTAGATAACTAGCTGCTTTCTTTTCATTTACTTTATAGTATTCAAACCTTAAGTTGTAGTTTTGTTTAGGTATTGGAAATATTTTAAGTCTGTTATTTACAAGTTCGAATGTATATGCTGATCTTCTTATTTGATCATTAAACTCTATTGCTTGTACTTTAAGTAGGTCATATGATGCTGGCATTAATAAGAAGTTAACTCCAGGACTAAATGAACCGAAGTCAAAAGCATCCATTAACGATTGTACACCTGTACCTGTTCCTGCATAAGGATCAAAGTACCTTAATATAGCAGGTGGTGATTCATAAAATACTTTTCTTACTTCTATACTACCATCAACTCCTTCAGCTGTTGCCCATGCATCTAAATCGTATTCCTGTTTAGACATAGTTACTGAAAGAGAGCCTGTATGTCTGGTTACGAATCCTCCTACTTCTGCTTCAGTTCCGTAGTTTTTACCAATATTAACAACTCTATCTAATGTAGGGTTAATTATTTTATTATTAGCCGATCCTGCAGTACTATCGCTACCTTCTAATGATAGGTAGTTTTCTCTAATCTTATATTGAAATACTTCATTGCCGTAAGTTGTAACTGCCTCTTCAAAACAGGCAAAAAAGTTCTGATCTTGAAGCTCTACATCCATTAAAGGAAAACCTAAACGAGTACCACAAAACTTTGCTACCTTAGTTGCATCAGTTTGAAAATCAGCATCGCTATCATAAAATCCGAAGGGGGTTGAGCTACCAGAAGTAAAAGTAGCTGATCCATCCCATATAGTTACACTTGCCATTTATTACAGTTTTATATAAATAGCCAAAAAAAAAGAGGGCCGAAGCCCTCTCTTTATTATTATTCTAAGTTAATCTTAGATCTGAGACAAGTCTGAGATAAAGATTTTTCCGTAGAATTCTGGTCTGATCATCTTCTTAGCATAACGAGTCATTAAACCTTTACGTGGAGTAAATGTTTCTGGATCGTATACTAGAGGAGTCATCATTAATGGTACGTAAGGTGCATATACAGCTCCTGTTTCTAGGAACTGGCTTCCTCTAAATCCTAATAACAAGATGTTCTCTGTCATGTAAGGATTTTTGTACACTTTAAAGCGGTTAGCTAAGCTACCTACTCTTTGTACGCCCATGTTAAACTCTGCCTGATCTCCATCAGTTGCAGCAGCATATCCTGGAATAGATTCTAAGATAGTAGCTACGTTAGGTGAAGTTACGATAAAGTTTGCTCCACCTCTTAATGTCTTCTGGTGGATTTTGTTAGATACTTTTTGAACTTTAGTTCCTAGTGTTTGGAACCACTGTCCTTGAGTATTGTAGAAATCAGAAGTAGAAGTAGTCCAATCTGAACCTCCCCATACTTTGTTATTCTCAGCAGACCACTTATCTGTAGTTCTTGCTTGAGAGATCAACATATCAAGAATCTCTAGATCGATTTCCATTGAGATATATTCACTTAATAGTGAAGTTAACTCAGCTTCAGCATCGATAGAGTGATATGCGTTAAGATCTTGAGCAAATTCTGGAGTCCATTGTGCCTTTAACTTACGTGTTTTGGCAACAATTGCTTCAGAAGCAAGTTTAACGTCGATTTCTGGTATAGTGATTGATGTATCAACAGCAGCACCTGAAGAAGCTTCAAAGTCTCCTCTGTCGTTGTCTACTGGTTGCTTGTGATAGTTGATTACAGGAGTAGCAGCGTTTGCTAGGTGAGTTCCTGTACCATATTGTACAAATACGATATTAGAACCTACTACCTTAGTATACTGAGGTAAAACAGTAGTACCTACTAATCTAAACGCTCTAACGCCTAGTTCATCAAATCCTGGGATCTCAGAAGTAGCAATAGTTACTGTTTCTAAAGTCTGTCCTGCAATGTTTGCTACTGCATCAGTGTCATAGTTTACAGATGCAGATGTAGCAGTTGCTACAGTAGCAGAAGTTCCTCCAGCAGAGGCTACTTGGTTGATTGAGTAACCAAACTGTCCAGCGCCATAAAGACCACCAGCTACGTCAGTATCTACTCCCATCTTTACAGATGCAGATGATACGTTACCGTATAGGTTTTCTCCGTCACCTCTACCATTGGTAGCAGTTCCGTATTTAAAGTCTAGATAAAATACTAGACCTGAAGGTAAGTTCATTGGTTGTACAGATACAAAGTCCTGTGCAACGATTTGTGCGAATACTTTACGTACTAATGGTAAAGCTACGCCAGCCCATTGTTCTCCTCCGCCAGCAGAAAAGCTTCCTCCGCCTACGTTTGTTGAGTTAGCTTCTGCTACGATTTGTTTTGCTTGGTTCTCAAGGATCATCGCCATATTTGACTGATATCTTTCGTCCTCGATTCCCTCTAGCAAACCTGATGCAGACCACTTCTCAGCCAAACGAGCTGCGTCAGCTTGCATGCTTTTGTAGTTGTTTGAGCTTTCTAAAAGATTGTTAATTTCCATGTCTTTAAAAAATGTTTATTTAATTATTCCAGCTAATTTTTGCATTCTACGAACAGTATCGGAAACTTCATTGATTACTTCTGGTTTAGTAGCAGTAGTCCCTGTAGCTTTAGACGCCATTCCTTTTACTTTTGATTCTGTAACTGTTTCTTTTTTGCTTGTTACAACATTCTCAGAAACTGTTTCAAAAACAAGTTTTACTTCTTTTACTGTTTCGGCTTTATCGAAAGCAGCAATAATGTTAACTTTTTGAGACTCACTTAAGTTGTTAGCCTTAAAGATTTTGTTAACATATAAAAGTTTTGAGTTTAGAAGATTAGTTTCGTGTAGATCTTTCTTAAGTTGCTCGATTGTTTCGAGTGCTTCAGCAAGTTCTTCTTCGTTAACTACTCTATTGATGTTAGTGCCTTGAGCTTGAGAATCAGCTGTATCTTGGACATCAGTTGAGTTAGCAGTTGATACTTCCTCTACTTTGTCTTCGTCTACATCTTTTTCTTTATCATCACCTTCAGCTACTGTAGCTTCTAGTTCTGCAAGTAGTTCGTCAAGATCGATTTCTTCTTCGTCTTCTCCTGGTACTTCCATGTCGTCAGCTGGCTCTTCGATAGGAGCTTCGTCGCCCATACCTTCGATGTCACCGCCATCCATATCTGCACCCATTTCTTCTTCGCCGCCGCCCATTTCTTGAGCTATGATGTCTCTGATCATATCCTTAAACTGATTAACAGTTAAGTCTCCTAGATCTTCGTCACCATTAACAGCGTCTTCGTCTTCGGCTTCTTCGCCGTCAACTTCGATTTCCTCAGCGTCGTCTTCAGATTCTTCTGAATCATCCTCTGCTTCGTCTTCTTCAGCTTCAGCCATATCTGGAGCTACTGTTAGATCTTCAGCTACTGCTTCTTCTTTTTTGTCTTTATCCATTCCTTCTTCGACTTCATCTTCTTCGACTTCGTTAACTACTTCTTCTACTTCATCGGATTTATCTTCCATTTCTTGTAGTTTAGAAGCTAACATGTCTTTAAGATGAGGTGTTAAAGTCTCTTCTAAAGCTTCTTTAGCGTTAGCAATAGCGGCTTCTCTTACAGATTTTGCTTCAGCAATAGCTTGCTTGAATAAATCTTTGTTTGCCATTATAAAAAATTTGTGTGATTTCTACGATTATTAATCAATCGTAATAGAAAGTTTATATGTTCTTAATACAGTACTTGACTGCATATTCATATATAAATATATAGTAAACAAAAAAACCTGACAAAAAGTCAGGCTTAAGTGTAGCGGTGTTAGATTTCCTTATGAATCTAGTATGTCTTTGATTTCGTTTTTGAAAGCTGCTTCTTTAGTAAGCTTTGTTTCTTCAACTCCTTCTTCGTAGCCTCTTCCTTTTTCTCTAGCTTGTTGTTTTGCTGATGAGAAGTCTTTTGAGAAGCTTTTCCATGCTCTACAGATTTTATTATCTGGATTTGCATCACAGTAATCTGATGCTTTTAGTTTTGCTGCAACAGCTCCTCCTATTCCTCCTACATATGATGCTAACATTGCGATTTGAGTAGGATCTAAGTTTTGAATAAGGTCTACTAAATCAGTAGCAGCTTGCTCGTCTAGTTGTTCTTCTTCAGAAACTTCAATAGAGGCTTCGTCTTTCTTTCTTTTACCGTGATGATGCTCTTCAAGTGATTTAATATCTAGTTCATTTACTGGGATATTTTTTTGTACACCACCTTCTTTAAAAAATACATCATAGTGAGTTACTTCGTGCTTACCGGTTTTAGTATTCTCTACTAAAGTATGCTCTCCTGCGATACATACTCCATATCCGTATGTTTCATGCACTACATGTGCTGCACAATCATGATCGAATCCTGGTCCGGCTTCGTCTATTTTATCTTCTTTTCCTTTTTTACCTTCCGCTATAAAGGATCTTAAATCAAAGTTTGTATATTTACTCATGGTAATCTTTTTTTGTTTATATATAAATATGTTAGTTTTCTAATAAATGTTATCGATACGTTGTTCTAATGTGAGTTTTACCTCTTTAGTAGGGACAGCACAAGTATTCCAAGCTGGTTTAAAGTTTGTAAAAAGACTCTTCATAGTTGCTTCTTTACTATCGTCAATCTTAGCCTGAGCTTCTTTAGCATATTTTTGTGCATCCTTTACTTTTAAAGCCGCACTAAACACACTAAACATTCCTTTTGCAGCGCTTCCTTTTCCAAGGGCAGCAAAAAGAGAAGTCAGAGGTCCACTAATGCTAGCCATTTGAGTACCAGTGGCTGCTACAACTACTTTACCTGCAAGAATCGTTGAAAGTACTTTTATAAGAAAAGCTGCTACTAATACAATGTATAAGATAGTTACTACTAATTTAGCAAAAGGTACCATACATTTTATCTGTTCATCAGTAGGTTTCCGTCTCCAAGCTCTATATTTAAGTCTGGCAAAAAGTTTTGCAAATCCTTGGTATCCAAGAGTCTTATATAACCATTCGGCGAACTGTTTAACTTTAGAACCTAAATCCTTTACTGATGAAGGTATGTATTTGCTTATTTTAGAAGCATATTTTCCAGCTGCTGTTTGTAGCTTTTTAGCTATCAATCCAAAAAAGTTGTCAGCTTTAGTAGCAGCAGTCCATAAATCTTTTACGTTACCAAGAAAATATAAGACAGAATCTAGCATACCTTCTCCTTCCGAAATGATATCTTCTTTTATACTGCTATAAAACTCTAAGTTAAGTTTTAAGTCTTCTTTTAACTGTTGATTAGATTTAGCTTCAGATATAGAAACACCGTGGCTTTCCACAACCATAGATGCTACCATTAGTTGTTCTTCTCTAGTTAAGTTCATTATGCTCTTAGTATATCGTTTATGATAGAATCAAGATTACTGTACTTAGATACTTTTACTTTACCTTCCTGTAAAGCTACTTGATTCATAAATGCACCATGAGTAGAAGGATTAGATACAAAATCCCAACATACTAGTTCGAAATCATCTTGAACCTCAAGATGTCCTTCGTTTGTTTGTTGAACTGAACCTGTCCCTCTAGAGGAGATACCTATAGTATGTCCTGCTTTTATAATCTCTTTTACAATATTACCTGCTGGTGTATTAAGTAACTCTACTTTACCCATTAAGTCATCTCCATCCCACCAAAGGTCTTTTACTACATGAGATGCGTTTTTGAGTTCTACTACAGGTTTATCTGGATGGTCTAGTTCACCAAAGGCGTTTCCGTTTTTGACAAACTCGTCCAAATACCTTTTAGTTTCTCTTTCAAGAATAGGTTTTGCATATACCCTACCGTTTTGATTTTCGGCAGTAGCTCTCTGCATTATACCTTCTACCTCAAAAACTCCAGGTTTAGTTTTAGATTCTTTGAGTACAGATCTGAATGGCGTAACGTTTATTAATAATTCAGCCATATCTTAAAAGTTTGGTGTAAATATTGTTTCTTTAGGACCTTCTGGAGATTCATCAACTTCTCCGTTTGCTCTTGCTTGTGCTAGCATTTCCGGATCAATACGTTTAGGTTTAGGTAACTGTAGATCTTGTGTAAAGCCTTTTTTAGTTACAGGACGTAGATCTAGAAGGAAAGCCGATTCTATAGAAGGGCCAATAAATTGTCCTATCTTTAAACCTTCATCATTCTCGATACTTTCCATATCATTGTAAACTTTTTGAATCTTATCTCTTACCTTACCGTAGAAAGATTCTACTTCAGTAACGATATTTTCCAGTGAGTTAATAACGTTCTGTGCTCCTGCATACGCTCCAAAATCTTCCATCTTTTGAGATAGTCTACCTGTAGCAGCTTCGTTTACAACGTCCTCGTTTAAAGTCTTCTTTATAATAGACTTAATAGCTTCTTTAAGTTGCTTTTCTTTTTCTGCTTGTTTTTCTTTGGCTTTATCGTAAGTAGACTTTTGACCAGCTCGTCTGTCTTGGTCGTGAGCTTTTTGCATTCTTTTCATTGCATAGCTTTCATCCTTACCCATTGCTTTTTTGATAGCTTTGTCTTTAGAAGCCATATAATCATCTCCATCGATGTCTCCATCTTTNTCGTGATCTTTTCCTTGCTTTTCGTGAACTTGGTCATCGTAATCGTAACCACCTTCTTTGTAGGCAGCCATAAATGATTTAACAAAGTTGTCTTGATCTTGTCCTGCATCATGATGAGTCATAGCTAACTCTCTAGCCATTTCTTCTGCATCTTCGGGAGTATAGTTAGCTAAAATATTTTCATTATCGATAAAAGAAATGTATCCGTCTTTAGAGGACATATCAATACCTTCTTCAGCTTCACTCATATCAGAAGGACCTTCGTAGTTATTATCTATGTACTGTTCAAACTCTTCTTCTATATCAGCTCCGTCTATAAGATCTTGATAATGCATTTTTAAGAAATCTTTGATAATATTAGTACTTATTACATCTCTATATTTAGACTTTAATACTCCTACCACTTTACCAAGCATAGCTTTTTTAGCATCTTCAGACATTGGTGGGTTAGGATTTACTGCATCTTCGTCTTGGTGAGGAAAATCATGATCGTAAGAATCTAAGTCATTCTTAGCATCTTCTTCTTCATCTTCGTTTACTTCTTCTTTTAATGTAGCTTTTTTAAGTCCGTTAAAAGTATCTACTGTACCGGCTCCCCTTTTAACTTCTACTTCTTTATCATGTTTATCTACTTTATTAGATTCACCTGATAGTAAGTCTAGATAATGAGTTGCGTTTTTCTCTAAATTACTTTTAGCTCTTTTTTCAGCTTCTTTGAAATCTACTCCATCTATTTGAAGTTCTGCTCGAATACCTCTATCTAAAGCATCTAAAGAGTAGGTAAGAGCAGGACGATCATCATAAACTTTAGCTTCTGAAAAGGCTGGTTTAGCAGTTTCAAAGATCATTCCTCTGTTTTTAAGAATCTGTACTGAAGAGTCAAATCCGTCATATTGTGATATTAGGTTAGGAAAAGCTTGTTTCATTTGACGAACAAACTCTCTCTTGACCATACTGCCTTCTAGTACGGCGTTATATTTTTCTGTTGCGGTTACTTGTCTCATATCTTATAAGTAGTCAAATCCTTTAGTATGTGAAGGCCTCTTTGGCCTTTCTTGTTGTTTCCAACCAAGGTTGGATAGTGTTTTTTTAGCTCTTTTACCTTTACCGAATGCTTTAGGTGTAGCATATTGTGCTCCATCACCAGGAGTAAATGATGCTCCTCCTACGTTAGTAACATTTGCTTCATCTAGCTCTAGCATTACTTCTTTAACTAATGATACTAGCTGTGATCTTTTCATTATAAAGACTTCAACTCATTAACTAAGTCATAATACTGCATTAAGTTTACTAAGTGGCTATCATTAACTTTAGATTTTTTATCTAAAGGTTTAATACTTTTTGCTACTTCACTTAGTTTTATTTTTACTACCTCGTTAGTAATCTTAGAAGAAAGGTTTCTAACAGCTGATGCTATTTTATTCATTTCTTCATTAACGAGAGTCCGTAAACGAGATTGAGAGTTAACTGATGTAATGAACTCTTTAAGTATATTTTTTTGTTCAGGTAAAAGATTTTTATATTTACTGTTAAACTTTTCTAATAAGATTTTAAATGTTAATAGTTTTAAATCTTTATCATACTTAGAATACTCTTCAATAAGTGTATCTTTTACTTCGTCTTCATTCTGCTGTGAAGAAGTAAGATGCTCTAAAATGGTTGTCTTATTATCAATAAGAATTTGAGGATTAATAAGATTGTCATTATTTTGGGCCTCTAACAAACAATACAGAGCAGCTAGAGGTTTATAATCTCTAACTTGCATACCGAAAAACTCATCTATATTATAATGATTTTTAATCTCAGATATAAGTTTATACTTTTGATTCTTTATACTTTTAGTATCCAGCTTTCTAGATACTTCAGTAATGGTTGAAACTATTGTTTCAGCTTTAGATTGAGATACATTTCTATTTTTTGTTATGAACTCATAAAGTTTATACTCTTTTGCTAAACTAGATGAGTTAGCAAAGAACTTCTGAAGTATAGAAACAGCAGCAGAATCACTATTGTTTAAAGTATCAGCTGTAATTTGCTTTACTAACAATTCAAATAAAAGACCTGTATTTCGGAATTTCGAATGTTTTATCTTCATTATACACGTTTACTATATATAAATATGTATCAGTTACCTAAATCCTTAATGTTCTCTTCTTTTAGAAGATCTGGTTCAGATTTAGATTCTTTACTGAATACAATATTTTTTAATGCCTCTTTGTTTTTATGATAAACTGCCTGTGTTGTAAGGTTCTCCATAACATTTTCATTGTCTGATGGAAACCCTCCATGCATACCTTGTACCCCTAAAGGATCACGTCCTCCTACTGGATTATCATTAGTTCCATATAAAGAAGCTTTTTCTCTAGGTCTACCGCCTTCAGGTCCAGGTTCACCCCATTTAGGTTCCATTTCTGAATATCCTTGAGGTAGTTCTCCTGATGATCCTCCTTTGGGTGTAGATACTGAACGTCTACCGTACATAGATGCTAGATCATGTGGTGTACCGTATGTAGTACCTGATTTAGCTGGATCATTACCTTCGTTTTCTATCTGTGCTATTCTAAACATAGATTTACTATCTTCACGTACTAGATCTCTTTCTTGCATATATTGATCTTCTGACATATCAAATATCTTTTCGTAGATATAATCAGAAGAGAACATTTTAGTATCTTTCATTTGAGCAGCTAAATCTACTTTTTCCTTTAGTAGAGCTATTTTCTCCTGTTCAAATACAATAGAAGGTACTGTTAATCTAAGTTCAAAGTTAGTAAGAGATTCTCCTGTAAAACCTTGCGTGTATAAATGTACTAGAGCTATTTTAGTAAGCTCTGATTCCATTATTTTCTGTATTCTTTCTACTGTTCTAGCAAATCGTATATCTTCTGCTGCTAATGTAGCTTTACCGCTTAAGTCTCCTTCGTATCCAAAATAGGCTTTAGGTATCTTTAGAGCTGCAAACATTTTTGATTGTAAGTACTCTACATCTGTTACACCGTCGTATTCTAATCCTTTAGTAGTCTCTATCTTAGTAGAAGTATCTCCCCCTCTTACTGGTAGGTAGAAATCTTCCATCATATTCTGAAGGTTAAATCGTAAGTTGTATTGACCATCTTCTCCTACATAAGGAGTCTTTTTCATTTGATTGATAGTCTTCTGCATAAACTGCTCAACCTCATTAGGTGGAATAGAACCTACATTAATATAGAACATTCTCTTCTCAGGTGCTCTCATTATACGATGTATTAACATCGCATCTTCCATAAGAGTTACTTGCTTAAATATCTTTCTTGCAGGTTCGATATAAGATCTACCGTAAGGAAGGTAGTTAGTATCTGATATTAACCTAAAATGAGCTATCTCATAGTTATCAAACTCTACTACTCTGCTCTCTCCTTTTCGTTTAGGTAAGTAGTTAGGATGTTGAGAAGCTGCTATACCATCAGGATCAAGTTGAAAAATAACTTTAGATGGGTTTTCAGGATCTTCTCCTTCTCTCCTTACCATATGGTAAACTGTATAAGGTAAAACATTGTAAACTCCAAACTTCTCTGCTACTTCTAGCTTTAAGAAAAAGTCTCCGTATTTACACATGTTTCTAGTCCATGACCATAAGTTAAACTCAATATTTAATACGTCATAGAATAAATTATAAAGTACTCTTTGAATATTCTCATCTGAAGATTTTACTGAAAGGATTTCGTTTTGATCATTCTTTACAGTTGCTTCATCGGCAATAATATCTAATGCAGAAGCTATAATAGGATCTGTGTCCATTGCTTCATAATCAGAATAGAGTTGAATCCTTAATGTCTGATAGTTCAGATTAGGATTAAATATATTTTTATTATTATAAAGGTAAAGTCTAGTAAACCTATCTACTAAAGAGTTAGTTTCGTATCGTCCTGTAGTTTGTATTTGATTTACATCTGCAACTTTTAACTCGTCACCACCGACATTTCTGACTACTATATCATTAGCAAAAAGTCTACGTAGCCTACCAAAAAGTGAAGTATCCGCCATTACGGTTTATTTTTAATTATAAATAGATCTATTTTAACAACCATCTGATGTCTTCCTCACCGTATGCTGTTTTAGTAAGATAAGGATTTTCTCTCTGGTAAGCAACATTTTTCATAACAGCTTTGTTTTGAGCATTAAGATTACTAAAAGAAGATAGTTGAGCTCTAGCTAAGTCCATACCTTGTTGTCTAAGTTTTAAAGCTGTATCTCTTACATAAAGAGCAGTTGCACAGGATATTATAAGGTCATCATTATACCTATCTTGAGCTTGAGGTTTACCATTTTTCCATACGAAAACTCTCATTTCTTGCATTAACCTTTTAGATTGAATAGTAACAGATTTCTCTCTAATGTATTCAATCATCTTAGCTATTACTAAAGGTCTTGTTCTCATCGACATAGTAAAACCAGGTACAAGTTTATCACGTTCGTACTTATGCATGTATGTCTCTACAGATTCCATATTGGAAGTAGAGCTATAATATATGTTTCTGTATTCTCTTTCTAATAACTGTTCTATTGTAGCCCATCCTATATTAGCATTTTCACAAACTAATAATGCTTCGTTATATTCTGATGCTAGTCCACATAGAAAGTTACCAAAATCTTTAGGAGATAGCTTGCCTTTATATTCAGCAACTTGAGTACATGTTTCTATATCAAATACATGACAAGCAGAATAGTCAGTAGAATCACCTCTAGCAACATCTGCTACTACCATATATGATTTACCGTAATCAACTCCTTCCCAAATCCATAAGTTACCATCTACTCCTCGTCTTTCTACTGGGTCTTTCTGATAAGTTTCTTCATAGAATAACATATCTTCCGGTTCAAATACCGTATCACCAGATGCTAAGAAATCACAATCACATTCCTGTCCAGCCATTCTAGGACCTAAATCTGCATCTTGTTGATCTCTCCATTTTTGATGTCTTTCAGGATGAACTGTCCAAGGTAGTCTGATCGGTAAGAAACTATTTTCTCCTGATTCAGCTCTCTCCCATGTCTGATGGAACCAGTTACCTATTCCGTTAGGAGTTGATAAAGCCATACATTGACCACCCGTAGCTAAGGTTTGCTGTGCTGCTGTAAATGTTTCTTCTATATTATCTATAAACGCTGCCTCATCTATTAAGAGTAACGATACCGCTTCTGATCTTGCAGCATCAGTTGATGATGATTTAGCTTGTACTTTAGATCCGTTTTTTAACCTTAAAGATAGTTTATTCTTTTCAACAGAAGGTAGTTTTAACCATTTTGGTAACTCATCATACATAAAGATTACTTTAGTAACTAAGTTACGAGCTGTTGCTTGAGTGGTTGCTAATGCAAGAATGTTTTTATCTTTATGAAATAACATTAACCAAAGAGTATATGCAGAAGCTAAAGTAGATATACCTAACTGTCTTGATTTAAGAGTTATAAGGTATTGATGATCTCTAAATAAATGAAGGACTTTTTCTTGAAAAGGATATAGAGCAAATAAAATACGTCCTCTAGTAGGATGCTGTATATGGCAATACTTTTTCATAAAGTACGCCGGATCTTTAGCACACTTGATGTACTCTTGTGCTATTATTTTTTTTATATCTTTTGCCATAACTACTATTTAGGAAATAGCTTCTTATAATTTGCAGTAATTTCTCCTCCTACTACTGCAGTATACGCTAATAGAGAATCAGGATCTAACCGTTCTTCTGTAACTTTAAACCAATCTAATGCACCTTCCGGGCTAACTTCTACTATGAACTGATCTAAACCGGGTTTAAGAGCAAACTTTCTTTTACATATAGCAGTGATAACCATTTTTGCCATTTCAACTGGTTCATTTGGATCGTTAGTATATCTCATTAAGCTATTAAAATTATCTCTTAAATCCTTAAAAATATCATATACTGAGGCTAGTTCATCTAAATCAATATTTTTTAACTTCCATACGCCTTCACAAGCATCTGTTAATTCTGAGGTTTTAAAGTTTGTTGGTATAACAACTTTTTTCTTAACTTCAGGATTAAATACTTTAGTAAGTGTGTCAAGTGCAAAAATAGTATTAAGTATTCTTAAGTTTTTATAGTCTTTAGCAAACTTCCCTAACTTTATCTGTCCGTTAGTACCATAAGATTTCACTTCTACTTTTGTACCGTTTATGTCTAAATCTGCAGCATCTTTTATTCCTTTACCTCTATTTTCAGAAGCGGGAGTATTGCCTCCTTCTTGATGGTTAAACAACCAATATAAAGCTATTTCACCGTTGCCCATACTTTGATCAACAGTAATTTTGTAAATTTTACTAAATGCTTCTTTATCTCTAGAGTCTACTTTAAATGATGTAGAACTATTAGGTATTGAGTAGCTTCCGTGGACTTTTGGTATTTCGTTTAACCTATCAATAATATGTTTATCTAAACCACCATCTCCTTCAGGTAAAATATTCTGTTCATTAGTTTCCTCTTGTACCTCTTCAACAAGTATATTAATGATAGAATCTAATATAGCTTTATCTTTAGGATTCTTTATATCAGGAGTTCCTGATTCAGACCTATATGCCCATTCAGTATATAGTTTATCGACTATGTTCATATTATCCTTCTTCTCCTGATTCGAAGTCTATTTCTTCTCCTCCTAAGTCTTCTCCACCTTCATCACCTCCGAGGTCATCTCCTCCTAGATCATCACCGCCTTCTCCTCCGCCTGCAGCATCATCTCCGGGGAAGTCTCCTCCGCCTCCACCGCCTCCGGCGTCAGTGTCAAAATCTCCGCCTTCTTCTTCTCCTGCTCCTTTCATAGGTGCTTCTTTATATAGAATAGCTAGTTTATCGATTGCTTGTTGGTAATCTGCTATATTAGATAGTACGTATCTCTTTCCAAGTATTTGAGCTTCGAAAGTTTTACCTGTCCATTTTAAAATATAATCTTGACCGTTTTTTAAGTTTACTCTAAAAGAGGTTGGTCTTGGAGATATCCAGTCTATAGATTCTACAAACTCTTTGAAGTCTTCTGTTTGAAGTTTTACAAGAGCTTGTTTTACAGTAGGAAACTTTGCTAGTATGGTATCGGTAGCATCCTCTAACACTGTTTCAGGTCCAGCGTCTTCTTCTGGTTCTTCTTCTGGTGTTC